CCTCTTGGTAGCGTTGTGCAATAGTCAGAACCTTTGAGGCCAGCGCGGGACAGCGACCCTGATTCCCACAGTAATCACACACGCCCGGTTGCGGATTGTAGTGCCCACCACACTCCGCACGCTCAATAATGGTCGAGATACGAAGCCGAATGGCCGGTATGTCGTCCCGAGTAAACGTGTGCATGCTCGCCTCGTCCCGCGCTGGCACAAGGAACCACATGGTGATTTCTGTCACCTGTGGAAATTTCTGGAATAGGCCAAGCACATAGGCCTGGCCCTGGATGTTGATCTCAGCGTCATCGATCTTGCCGTAGCCGGTCTTGTAGTCGATGGCGTCGGCCGTGTTGTCGGAGTAGACAACGAACCGATCGCAGGTCCCGAAGGTGCTGCGTCCATGGCCCAGGTCTATCTGGACCCTTACTTCACGATAGTCTTTGGCGATGTGTGTCATTTGTCTTCAATCGGCCACTTCTTCATGTGGCGAAAATCCCGTGGTTCTGTGACCTCGACTTCTTGGTTGCAGATGTTGCACTTCTCGATGTGCCAGGTGGCTATGTGACCTTCGGGCATGCCGCGCCCGAACTTCTCGCCGCAGGTGCGACAGATCCAATCTGGATAGGGTTCAGTCACTCGATGCCCTCTCCGGTTATGTACTCAAGAGCCCGCTCGTAGCGCTGGACTTTCTCCATATTCCAGCCGCGTCTGCCTGATTCGATTTCGGAAAAGTGTGAGGTACACATACCCATCATCTTGGACACCGTACGCGCCTTGATACCTTTACTCTTACGAAGTGCCCGGGCCTTGGCTCCCGTTGCCCGGTCGTCGAAGACTGGTTCCCAGTCGGTGATGACGGCGATGCTCATTTGGTCGCCTCCTCATACGCAGCCAGTGCCGCTTTTTTCTTTTCGAGAAAATCCATGAGCTTGCCGCGCTGGTCGACTTTCGCGGCAAACCATGAGTGCCCCAAGGCCTCAGCCAGTTGATCGGCAATTAACCGCCACTTGTCAGCATCGCCGTTGCCGAATACGCGCTGGGTCAGTTGGTTGATCTGCCCCACTATGTAAGAATTATTACTCAAGACTTTTTGTCTCCTCGTAGCGGGTATTTCTGCTCGTTCTCCCAAAGCTCATCGGCAAACCGGACCATCTTCTCTTGGCTCCAACCGGCGAAAGGGCCGCGCGCGTAAAGTTGTGTGAGGTCGTCGCGGTCCCGGCCCTTGTAGGCTTCCTGAACTTGTTCGAGCCAGTTAATCAGGGACTCCCAGTAGCCGGTTTTGGTGCGGGCTTCGTCGCGCTCTTGGACTGCCCTAGCCAGCTCGCCTTCGAGCCGCTCCAGGTCAAAGGCTGAAATGGTCACGTCGTGCGTTCGGCTCATTTCCCCGTCCTCCGCTTGATGATGTTTCCGACGAACCCCTGCAGGGATTCATAGATCGCCCGTTCCTCGTCGTTGGCGCACTTGGACGGGTCATCAAATTCCATGGCCGCGTGAATCCGGTCGCCCTTGTCCGAAGCCCAATTCGAGCCTTCGCGATTCGCGAATGACGGACAGATCTCCTTGTACTTAAGCGAGGAGGGGCCGTGCTTGGCGTGGGCCGGTTCGCTCGCAGGGGCCACTACGGCTTGTGGTGCGGTGTCCTTCATTTGTACCCCTAATACAACATTGTCGGGTGTGGGTGTCAAGTCACCTTTATGCAGTTCGGCCAGATTTTTTAATTTAAGTCGAACGCTCGTTTCAACTTTTTCCTCCACCGTCCCGGCCGCGAAGAGAATGCGCTGCACGGATTGGCTCTTGGAACCCGCACGATCCACGCGTCCGAGCGTCTGCAAAAGATCCTTCGCGTTGAATGTCGGCGAGATGATCGCGGTGCGCGGCCTCACGCCTCGCTGGTCATGTAGCGAAACTCCGAGTCCCCCTGCGGCGATGTTGCAGAGGACGACGTGATTAGCATCGCTTGAAAATCGGTCCACGACCAACTGTCGCTCGTCGGCTTTCTGACCGCCTTTGATGACTTCGTAGGGCGCTTTGAGGCGTTGCCCAATGGCTTCAATCGTCGCATCAAAGTTGACGAAGACGGCCACCGAATTGCCTGCGTGGAGTTCGTCCTCAATGATTTCAACCGTCGCTGGTACTTTCGCCAGTTCGACCGCTTGTCTTGCGCGGAGCTGCGCGACGAGTTTTTGCGCTGCTTTGTTTTTGCTGTCGCCTTTGATCCTTTGTTCGAGGGCCGAGAGTTCTTGGTCCATTTCGTCATAAAGTTTTTTGATCGCACCCTTGTCGCCGAAGTCCAGCGGATCGGTGATGATGCGCGTTTCCTGGAAGTGCTCGGCAAGCATGGACCGTGTCATACGATCGCCGTGCTCCGGATAAAGTTCGTAGTTGATCTTGTCCAAGGCCCACTGCTCGCGGTGCTTGAATTCAAGCGCACCCCACGGGTTGACCTCGCAGCCGTGCGCTTTAGCCCAGTTGAAAAAGTTGGAGAGGGTGTGCAGCCCGAGGAGAAATCCGCTCGCCCTCATCTCGGTCGGGTCTTCGGCGGCGGAGGCCGACAGCAAAAGATTTTGCCAAGGTTTGGCCGAGATGAGCATCTTGGCGTTCTGGCTCCAGAGCCCCTGGCACCGATGAACCTCGTCCCAAATAATCAAACAGTCGTTTGGAATCTTCCACTCGAACTGTTTGCCCGACCAATGTCCGAAGCGAGTTTTACCGGTGCGCAGCTTCTCGTAGTTGAGGATACCTAGCAGCTTCGAACCCTGCTCCTTGGCCGTGCGCTCCCAGGACGGCACGACGATCTTCGGGCAGACGACGAAGATGGAAGCACCGAGCCGCTTGGCTGTCTCGACCGCGCACAAGGTTTTGCCCGTGCCGGTGTCCGACGAATCCAACGCGGCCCGGTGCTTGTTCAGCGCGCGGACCAACTGTCCCACGTGCTGCTCTTGAGCGGCGTAGAGGCTTTTCAAATTAGTCCGCGATGGGCCGCGTGGTAAATAAGCAAAGCGTCGGCCGTGGAAAGGGTCACTTTGCTATTGGGGTAAAGCTGCTGCGCCGTGTTCTTGAGCTTGTTTTTCCACTCGGTCTTGGTCATCCCGTTCGAGTTGCCCAAGCTCAGCGCCTTCTGCCACTTCTGCGGAGCCACCTGGCGGGTCTCGAAGCCGAGCGCATAGGTTATCGCTTCGAGGTGACCAACACCCTTGCCAAAATTGAACATCGCGCTGCCTGGTGCGCCCGCTCCTCCCGCATACCCACCGACCTTCTCCATATAGACGGTGGCGGGTTGCGGGAACTGGCGGAAAATATCCACCAGATCGCCCAGGGTCTCGGGCATGTTTTTGAGTTCGACTGTCGAAAGATGACAGCCGAACGCAAAACCGCCCGATTTCCCTGGGTCGATGGCGATGATCACGCTGCTTTTAGCTCCTTTATGAATTTACGGGCCAAGTTGTCCGGTGCGGCTTTCATCCATTGCTGGATGTCGGCCTCGCGGAAACGGACTTTGCGCCCGAGTTTGTAAAAGGGCAGAGGATTTTTTTCTCGGTGCATCAAGTTGCGCACGTGCCGTTGCGTCGTCTTTAACAACTCAGCCACGTCGAGTACGTCGAAGATGAGGTCTTGCGGACCGGATGGGACGACATCCGGACGCACGTCCTCAAGCTCCACGCACACGCGCCCTTCGGGCAGCATCGTGATGCGAACGGAGTTCCCAGCATCAAGAACCAGACGATTCAGTCTCATCGAGTAATTCCTGCAGGGACTGGTTGATGAGTTCATCGCGGGTCAGCCCGCGCTCACTGGCCAGTTTGTCGAGTTTGATCAGGGTTTCATCGTGCAGTTCTAAGGCCACTTCTTTGTGCATCTTTGTATTTTGGTGGTGGGTTTATGTTATTGGGTGATGGTCACCCGTAGGCGTAGAGAGGTTTGGATATTACGTAATGTATACTACCCCTCAAGTTTTTGGCGCATCTGCTCCATGCGCGAGTTGAAGGTGCGTTTTTTGGCCAAAGCAGCTTTTTGTTTGGCTTCGGCTTGGGCGCGCTCTTCCTTGATGCGTTTCTTATCCTCGGGCGTGAGGATGACTTTTTCGACCATGCGCTCGACGTGCATTCTAGTCAGGTCGGCCACGGTTGTTTTCTTACTCCGGGCCAGTTTGCCCAGTCGTTGGTAGGTCTCTCGGTCGAGGTAGACGCCGAGAATCCTTTTATTCTTATCTCGTTGGTTAGCCATAGCGGTGTGTTCTGTGTTGTGTTAGTAAACTTTAGTTTGAATGCCCGAGGTGTCAATCACCTTGAACCACTCTTCGGAAATCGCTTTGGACGACAAGCCTTTGTAGGTCCGTTGAATTTCTCGTGCTGAGTTGCCGCACTGTTCGGCGATCTCTTCGGCGTTGCGGGTAAGAGCCATGGCGTAGGTGATGTAGGCTTTGCGGTGCCCGTTCTTCCGGTGTTTGACCCCGGCGTCCGCGCGTAGCTTAGCCACGAGCTTGTTGATGTTGCCATGCACGAGTTTGGTCCGGTTCTGTAGTTTGGCCATGACCGCCAGTTCTTTGAGGCCGTCTTTGACCCCTGGCGGGAAGTAGGCCATGCGCCGGTTCGAAGTTTTGGTGATCTCGGTCTTGAGCACAAATGCACCTTCGTCCCAGTCGATGTCATCCCAGCGCAGCCGTGCGATCTCGGCTTTGCGGATGCCGCTATAGTTGGCGGCGATCAACCACGGGATCATGGACCAGTTAGCCGCGTCAAACAGTCGTTTTAATTCTTCTGGTGTGTAGATGTCGGGAGTTTTCTGGAAGTGCTTGGAGGCGATGGCCTGGGTTCCGTCGGCCACAGTGCCGTTGTATTGCGGCATGTAGCGCACGTAGTTCTTGGTCAGGGCCCAGCGGAAGAGCGCTTTGATGTTGGCCCGGTGGTTGTGCCGGTAGCGGAGATCGGGGATACCCCGCAGGAACGTGTTCAAGTCATCGGTGGTGAGATTCTTAATCAAACTGGCCCCGTAGCTGGTCGACAATTTACCCACCTGACTCTTGATTGTGGCGTAGGTGTCGGGCTTGAGCCCATCTTGCGACTTGACTATGAGGAATTCATCGACGACCGTCTTCACGGTGACGGAGGGCAGCAAGTTGTGCTGTTCCGCGTAGGAGCGGAACACTTCTTCCAGCGGGACGTCGCCCACGACATGCTTCCATTTGTCGACGCTTTTGACCATCGGCTGCGGAGTCTCGCCTTTCTCGAAGGCGGAAAGGACTACGGCAGCACGCTCGATGGCGTCTTCCTGTTTGTTGGTGGTCTCACGAACCCGGGTCTTTCCGAGCCTGTAAGCTACGGCGAAGGATTCCCGGTTTTCCCGGACCTGACGATAGATGGTGACTTTGCCGTAGCGGGTCTTTTTGACCAACGGCCAAGCCAGATTTTTGGTGCGTTTCATAGCGATGTGATTTGTCAGCGCGCTGACAACTTTTGTTGCTAAAAGGGTGACAACAACCTACACATGATGCAAGAAATCTTTTTATGAGTTCTACCGATATTACTGGTAACCCATTGATCCGACACTGTTACAAAAACTTTTTAAAAAAGGTGTTTGTCGGTCGCGGGGCCCGGTTCGAATCCCCATGGCTCCACTTTTTTTACAGAGTAAAAACCGGGTGTGCGGTCACCCGCTGACAAAACGCTGACAGATTTTATGCCAAAATCAGCGAAATCCGCGAAGGCCAAATCTTCGAACACGGTGATGATCTACGGGCGTGAATGGCCCGGCTTTCTCACCCGCGTGACCGTCGAGCTGACTTGCTTGCGCGAACCGCCTCCGCAATCGCCCGGACCCATGCACCATTTCAAACAGGTGGTGGACTTGCTGTGGAACCACCCGGATTCTCGAACGAGAGTCGAATGGACCCCGTGGCTGGAGCGCATGATTGAAGCTGCTCTGGAGAACAAGTATCTGGCCGTGGCGGGCTGCGCGTCTTCGGGCAAATCCCAGGCCTACGCCTTGTGGGCCATCGTGCAGTTTCTCTCCTCGCCCTGGAACACCCTGGTCCTGGTTACTTCGACCTCACTCAAGGAATCCCGCAAGCGTATCTGGGGCGCAATCACGGATCTCTGGCGTGCGGTGCCGGGTTTACCTGGAAAACTCGTGGACTCGGTCGGCATGATCCGGTTCGACGACGGCAGTGGTAAACAATACGGCGACCGGTGCGGCATCAGCTTGATCGCGGCCGAGCGCAAGAAGGAAAAAGAAGCCATCGGCAAACTGGTGGGTATCAAGCAGCAGCGGGTTATCTTCATCGCCGACGAGTTGCCTGAACTTGGCGAGTCCATCCTCCAAGCCGCGTACACCAACTTGTCCAACAACCCGTTTTTTCAACTCATCGGCATCGGCAACCCCGCGAGCTACTATGACCCCTTCGGCCAGTTCTCCACACCTAAGAACGGTTGGGGCTCAATCACGGTCGAAGACGAAGAGTGGGAGACCGAACGCGGGCTTTGCCTACACTTTGATGCCCACAAGTCGCCCAACATTATCGCCGGGCACGTGATCTATCCGTGGATGATTACCCCCGACAACTTATCAGAAAGTGCAAACAAACTGGGTCCGAACAGCCCGGGCTACTGGCGCATGTATCGCGGCTTCTGGTGTCCCACAGGGTCGGAGGACTCGATCTATAGCGAGGCCGACATCATCAAACACGGGGCAGACCAGCGCGTGGAGTGGCTGGAGCCTCCAACCAAAGTCGCCGCCCTGGACCCCAGCTTCAGTGCCAACGGCGACCGGAGTATTCTTTACTTTGGTTTTGTCGGCTCAGATGTGAGCGGCAAGAAGGTGGTGTGCCTGGACCATTTTGAGGAGCTTCGCGAGGACGTGACCAACAAAAGCGAGCCGCGTTCCTTCCAGATCGCCCGCCAGTTTCGGGACAAGTGCGAGGCATGGGGTGTCGTCCCAAGACACGCGGCATACGATGCCTCCGGCGGC